GCCTGCATCAGCGTCCCTGCCCCTGAGGCGACCATGTTGATCCGCAGTCCCTCGCACTGGACCTTGGGGATGACGTGGTGCAGCGGCTGGCCCGCGAGGGTGATGGTCTTGGCCCCCCTCGTCGTCTCCCCCGTGTCGTTCGTCTTGGTCCCCTTGAACGTGTAGGTCAGCAGCGGGCTCCCGGAGTAAGAGCCGCAGTACCCGTACAGGTCGTCCAGCATCCACTCGCCGGAGAGTCCAGCCTCGTACATCCGGCGACTCGTCCACTGTGCCGTGTCGTCGTTGGAGGGAATCGCCGTGCCCGTCTCGAAGTAGACCTTGCCGCCACCGGCAGCCGCAGACGTGCCGCCGTAGCCGATGTAGATGCCGGTGTTGCCGTTGGATCTCGGGACGGCCCATGCGCTCTCGACGCTCGCGTACCCACCCCCCGCGGCGCTGTAGTTGCGGCTGTGGACCGGTCCCGACACCTTGAACGAACCCTCGGAGTCGATGTCCGCCGCGTCGTAGGACAGGTGCAGGCACATGAACGTCTCGTTCCCCAGCGAGTCGTTCCGGTAGAAGAACCGCAGCGTCCGGTTCTCCGGATCGTTCAGGAGCGCAATCGGCGTGCTCGTGGACGTGAGCGAGATGAAGTTCCGCCACGTCTGGTTCTTGGTCCGCGTGATGAAGTTGTAGCCGTCTGTCGTGTGGATACCCTTGTAGCTGACGAACGCCAACTGCTCGGTCTGGCCGTCGATGGTGAACGTACAGGCACACATCGGGTTCACGATACCGAACGAGCGCGAGATCATCTCCGTCGCCTTACCGCGGTCAAAGCTGGCGTCCCGTTCGCTCGGCAGGTAGTTCACCCGCCACAGGCTCGTATCGAGCCCCACCACAAGTCGGTTGTTGACGACCCGGATGTGCCGGACCTGATCGTTCTCGCGCGTCTCGAAGTCGAGGAAGTAGGTCGGCGGGAAGGACTCCGGCTCGCCCGGGAAGGAGTAGCGGATGATCGCCGCGTTGCTCATGTCGTTGACCACGAGCGAGTCCTGATAGAGATCGCCGGTGTTCGACGAAGGCGGCGGGAAGTTCTTGCTGACCTGCGAGACGATGTCCCCGAACGTGTAGACCACCGTGGGGTAAACCACCGTCGATTCCACGCTTCCCGCGTAGTAGACGTAGACCTTGACGTAGTCGACGCCGATGCTCGTGCTCGGCTTGCTGCACTCCAGCACGATCATGAAGTTGGCGTCGAAATCGGTGTCGACAAAGTTGGGAGATCCGAAGGCATTCTGCATCCAGTTGTCGGCTGACGCGCCGAGGAAGAACGTGTGTGGAGAAGCTGAGTTGGTGCTCGTGCATAGTGCTGATTTGGCAGCGAGCAGTCCAAAGGATGGGGTGTTCGTTCCCGGCAGGATTGCTGCGCCATCCGACCTACGGCGCGCCACGGCGACGGTGATCGGGCAGGGGGAGGACCCGGCGCTGATGTACGCCTGCACCTCGACTACGATTCCCTTGACCGAACCCGACACCGACCCCAGCGAGAATCCGTACACTCCCTGCTGCTGCACCGTACCGCCAGCAGGCACGGTACCCGAGGCGTACACCCCGTTGTCCGAGAACACGCTCGATGCGCTGGCAAACGAGAAGTAGAAGCCCGATGTGTTCACGCTGGCGGGGAGTGAAGACGCCGATGCCACGGCGGTCGTGTCCGCGTGTGCAGAAACACCGGAAGACAGATCGGCAATCATGAATCCGGCCGGGAACTTCTTGTCGGCGAACAACGTTTTCACCGGACTGCGGTAGATGCGCCAGTGTGTTGCGCTGGGATTCCTCTTGCTCGGCATCTGGATGCTGGGCTGCACCGACGTTGCGCTGACAAACACAGTGGTCACGCCGGAGTCCGATGAAAATGCACCCTCCAAAACGGCCGTCGCGCCGTCCTGCGCGTACCTCAAGACCTCGGTGGTCCAATACTCGTAGTACCCGGTGGCGATCTGCGAGAACGCACCATTGGCTGTCGTTACGTTGGGTGCGGCAACCACCGGCAACAGGCCATGACCACGGGTACTCGGCGGAGTCGTTGCAGCCGTCGCACTCAGGTAGGTGACGAGGTTCGTGCCGATGGCGGAGGCGTCGGCACTCGCCCCGTTCATCAGGAAAAAGCGGTTGCGGTACTGCACGACCTCCAGACTCGTTCCCGCCACAATGGTCGCGAGGTCCGCGAATGTCCCCGTGTCACCCATCGGCGCGATGCGGTACTTGTCGCCCGCCATCGCCACGAGGTAGTGGTCGCCGTTGTCGAAGTGCATATCGCGCAGGCCGACGACGCCCGTGGCCGTCGCCGAGACGGTGCCGAACACCGCGCGCCCCACGGCACGTTCAAGGCCCACCGCGCCGTTCTTGTAGACCATGTTGCGGATGTCCGACAACTGCCCGGGCTTCAACAGCGCCGGGTCGCGGTCAGTGACCAGTCCGCCAGTCAGGGGCTCGGTCTTGCGCGGCATGGTTAGGCCATGTCCCAGGGGATCCAGCGAGTCGAGTTGTCCGACCACGATCCGAACGCCGCATGCCCGGGCAGGAACATCAGGCCATCGTCGGGGATCACCGTCTGGCTCCTGAGCATGGTCTTCAGGCCCTCTTGTGACATGACGAACCACGTCTTCATCTGGTCGCCCCGGCCCTCGCCCTTGTCGAGCAGGAAGTGCCACTTTGCCCACGCGATCAGGTATGGCTCGTAGTCCTGCACGATGTCGACCACATCGGCCGTAGCCGTAGTGCTCGGGATGGTCATGCGCCGGTAGTAGCGCATGAGCAGCGTGTCCGCGCCGGTGGGCGGCGGGAGCAACCGGATCTTGCCCCGCGAGCCGACCATCAGCAGGTCGTACCAGTAGGGGGTCGACGTGGTCTGCTCGTTTGCCCCGCCGCGATCGTAGGTGCGCCGCCCGATGTAGTTCAGCGGCGCGTTGTTCCCCAGCGTCCGCATGGTGTACGGGGCTTTCCAGTCCCCCGGCAGGTCGTACATGTCTCGAATCGCGGTCGCCGATCCGAACACGTCTGCCGTCGATACCCCGGCGATGGTTCCGAAGATTCCGAATCCGCCAGCGGCTATCGCAGAAACACGGGTACCGGGATTGAAGAATGGCCCGGTAACAAAGTCGTCGATCTTGAGTCCGTGCCCCGCTGGACACGCTGCCGATGCGATACCAGCATGGGCCGAAACACCACCGACACCAAACGGCGCAAACACCTTGATGGGTGTCGCCTCGGTCCTCAGAAAATCCCAGTTCGCCATGTTATTGAAGTGCTGCAGGGCGGCGAAAAGGGAACGCCCGGCACGGGTGGTCATCTCCCCGTCGCCGGACGCCCCGACTGTGTCGGCAATCTCCTGGGCTGCGGCGCTAACCGCTTTCGTTGAGGGCTGGAACAGGCTCATCCGTGTTCTCTCCCTGCAGGGCCTCGCGCTGCTCCGCCTGGTCCTGCGCTTCGATCTGTGCCCACTCGGACTCGGTCGGGTGCGGCTGCTCGCGCTTGCGCTCCTCGCGCAGCTGTTCCCACGACTCGACGATCTTCGGGACTTCCTTCATGGCATCCCGATTCTGCGACACCCAGTCCTTCGCGTTCGCCCCGAGCGTTCGGCGCAGTTTCACGTCCTCGATCAGCAGCGAGAGTTTCTCCTCGAACTCCTTCGGATCGTTGAACAGCAGCGCCGTCTCGCCGTCAATGATCTCCCGCTTGTACGGTCCCGTGTTCTGCGCCAGCGTGGCCGCAGGCTTGCGGAGTACCGAAGCCTCGTACCACTTGATCGCCGACCGGCAGTCATTGAACACATTGCTGGTCAGGGGGGCCAGCGAGATGTCGTGGTCCATCATCACCAGCCGCAGCTTGTATTCCTGATACGCGCACCAGTCGACGTAGGTGTAGCGATGGGCCGGGATGAGTTCGTTGACCCACGGATACTGGGCGCCCCAGATGATCCAGTGGACCTCCGGGTACTTCGCCGTGATGTTGCCGAGGGCTTCCCGCAGCGGGAACCAGTCCTCGTAGTGGGCGATACCGCCCTGCCAGAGAATCTTGATCTTGTCCGTCTCCTGCTGGATCGCCACCTGCGGGTAGTGGTCGAAGCGCATCAGGTTCGGGAACACGCGGGTCCGTGCCGGGGAAGTCTCGCGCAGTACCGCCGCCTCGACTGCCGGAGTCGAACATTGCACCTGATCGGCCATCTCCAGCACCTTGCGGTAACTCGCCATCGCCTGCCGGTTCCGGGCGATGGAGAACCCTTTCTCCCCGTCGCGCCACAGGACCTTGCGTTCACCCTCTTCGACCACGCCGATATGGTGGCCGATGGGGATCTGGTTGCCGTCCATGTCGCGGATGCCGAGATTCTTGAACGCCTGATTGAGCGGGCTGACGTTGAACAGGTTGTCATCTGTCTCGACGATGAACGTCGGCGGGTACTTCCACTCGCCGTTACGCTTGGAGGGAATGAACGACTTGATCCCGCGCAGGTTGTTCACCACCTGCTCGCCGATGGGCTGGTAGAGCGTGATGATGTCCGCCTCGCAGAACATGCGAACACGGTCCTCTGCGGGCGTGCCCGCATCGTTGTGGTCGATCACGGCCTTTACGGGTAGGCCGAGAACGGCGGCCGTCTGGAGCGGAACTTCGAGGCGATACGCGAACGAGGCGGAATGAACGTAGGGAATCAGAGTGTAGACGGTCATCGGGCGCATTATCTTGCCCCCCCAGCAACGGCCTTCCATGTCCGGCCGGTGACGATGCTGCCGATGGCTTGACGGGAAACATTGAAGTCGTTAGCAACCGATACGTGTGTGCGACCCGAGGAAACTGCTTCACAGATCACCCTAACGTCCTCGAAGGTGAGTTTGTTGTTCCAGTGTCCCTCGCCGTGCGGGGCACGTCCCTTGGCGGCTTTGTCTGCCATGTTGTCTGCGCGCGTACCGAGGAACAGATGGGCGGGGTTCACACACATGCGATTATCGCACCGGTGAAGCACGCAGAGACCGTCCGGAATGGACCCGTAGTGAAGTTCCCACGACGCGCGGTGGGCATAGCCATCTCGCATCACACCGTCTGGACCACGACTGGCGAGATACCCATAGCCAACCGCCATCGGGCGGCCCGTCCACCTCCAGCACCCTTCGGTATGCTTCTCGACCTTGTTCCAGAACCTCTCTGCCAGTGTCTTGCTCATGCATTTGCCTCGCTGGTTTCGGTTGTCGGACCGCCAGCGATCTCACTGGCAGGATCGAGCGGGACATCCACGGCGTCCCACCCCTGTGCGTCATCGGGGCCACCCGGATAGTCGAGCCCCAGCGCCTTGAGTGGAAGTTTCAAGTCATCCTTGGCCGTACCCCGGCCACCGTTACGGCGCTGGTAGGAGACGTATTCGGGGTACTTGTCGATGAAGCGGTAGAACTGCTTCTTGTCCTTGAGGAAGTCCGGATTGGTCAACTTCGCGGCAAGGAACAGCGGCACGTTGACGAACGAGGCCACGCGGCGAAACTCCTGCCCCCGGTGGCCTGTCCCGTCGTCTTCCTCACGCATCTCCTTGATCGACTCGAAGCGCGGTGCATAGTAGTCGGGCGCCGACTTGAGCAGCGTCTCGGGGTCCATGAGTTTGTCGAACACCTGCTCGTTCTTGCCCGTGAAGTAGATCGCCACGTCAGACCCCCGGAACCGCCGGACCGCCCTTCAAGCCGTCGTTCGGAGCGCCCTTGAACACGCTCTCGTCGCCGGATGTCGGTCCGATGCTGGTCGCCGTCTGGTCTTCGAGGTCGCTGCCCGAGGCTTCGGTTCCACCCGTGGGCATGAAGTCCGGAGTCGCCGTCTGCGGCATATTCGGCCGGAACGTCTCTGCCTGCAGGTGAATGCTGGACGGCACGGGGCCGCTCGTCTCGGTGAACTGGATGGGCTGCGGACTGCCCGCACCGGGCACCGGTGGAGAGAAGTCCATCCCGCGATTCCCGCTGGTACCGCCCTTGAAGGTCACTGCCATGTTGTCCTCCTACGCTGCGCCGGGCATGCCGGGAATGGGGTTGGCGCCGCTGGTGCGACGGTTGACGTTCTCGCGGCCGACATCGGGAGCATTGAACGTCACCCGGGGTTCGCCGATGTTCGTGTCGAAACCGTCCGGGAATCCCTTTTCGTGCGTGGGCAGGTTCGGGATATTGCCCACGACGAAGTCACCGCGAGCCGCGACATCGGGCACGTTGTTGAACGCGCTGATGTCCTCGCCCGATCCTTCGATCTTGTTCGGGTCCCAACCTTTGGCCTTGGCGACGATCACCTGTGCCCGGGCCGAATCACCGAGAGCCATGTTGCCTCCTCTGATAGAGGGTGGGGACGGCGGCCGACACCGCCGCCCCCGGGTCCCTCGTTCGACCAGCCCGAAGGCTAGCCGGTGACGCCCGTGAACACCGCCCACGAGGACGGGTGGGCCAGTTCCAGCGTGCAGTCCATGAGCACGATGCCTCGCGTGTGGTCGCCGCCCTTGCCCATCGGCTTGTGCTGCGGAGGACGGTAGAAGGCGATCTTCGCCATCGACCGATCACCGATGTAGTAGCCGCAGCCCGAAGCCGAGTAGGCCGACATCGGGATGAAGCGGTCGGTGATGACCGCATACAGCTGGTTGAAGGGCGTCTCGAACACGTCGACGTTCGCCACCAACTTCTGGTCGGTCGCCGCGATGTTCCGCACGTTGCCCGAGCCCGAGGACACGGTGGCGTTGACGAACTGCTTCTTGCTCGCCGGAGCAAACCAGATCGAGTCCGGCTCGGCGCCGTTCTCGAACAGGGTCTGCGACAGCGTGACGATGTCGGCGGTCGTGACGGAGCCCGAGGCCGAACCCGAGGAACTGATGGCGAAGCCACGGATACCCGCCATGAGCGAGTAACTCGCGGTCGCTTCGGCGCCCGAGGCCGAGCCGGTGGTGCTGCCGCTGACGTTCCACAGACGCATCTCCGCGAAACGAGCGATGTTCTTGAACTCCTTCATCACCTGATGCTCGTACATGTCGCGGATGCCAGCCGGGTTGCCAGCACGCTCACGGTCGGAAACGCCCACATGCCGGGAGAAAACCTGGCACATGTTCATGAGGCGCGAAGGGCCGGTCAGCGCGTCGCCCGAGAAGTCGATACCTTCCGCGACCGCGAAGCTGCTGGCCGAAGCCACGCCGGTCAGCGGCGTGAGCGTGTCGACCGTCCACGAGTGGACCACGTCCTTGGCCCTGATCTTCGGAGCCGAGGAGAACAGTGGCGTCTGGAACGAGTCCAGAATCGTCACGATGTCCGCGAGGTCCTCGTGATGCACTCCACCCGCCGAGGGGAAGAACCCCGAGTCGTAAGCGGAGTAGATGTTGGCGAGGAGAACGGGTGTTGCGGGCATGTCCTTACGCCTCCGACGAACGCCTTACTTTACTGGTTCAGGTGTTCGTCCTTGATGACAGTGTGCAGCCGCGCAAGAGCGAACCGTTCCGCATCCCGGGTCGATCCCGTCCTCTGGAACTGCTCGTACAGTTTCTGCAGTTCCTCGGACTGGTCGGGGACACGACGGCCTTCACCGGCACGGCTCGACGGAATCTGTGCGTCCGTCACCGGAGGACCACCGCCATTGACTGCAGACGGTGGACCAGCGCGACGACGCGAATCACCGAACTTGAGGAAGGCGTACTCCATCGCGCCCGCGGGGTCGGCCTCGAACATCTTCGGATAGGTCTCCGAGAGTTTCGGGTCATTGGCGATGAAGTTTGCCACGTCGTTCTCGAACTGGACGTAGTCGGGATGCTCCGTGACCATGCGGCCACGAGCCTGCACGCCGTTGGTGAGCGGGGCGAGAATCTTGTTGATACCGGCCGTGATGCGCCCCCCGACATACTCATCCAAGGCGTCCACTGGCACGCCGAACTGGGTGAGCCTGTCCTCAGGGCTGGCGCTGCCGTTCCGGCGGTCGGGCACGTCCTGGCGTCCGTTCGGGAAGCCCTGCGTGACCACCTGCGCCACGATACCGTTCAACTTGGTGTTCTCGTCGTACAGCCGTTTGGCCTCGACATCGCTCGCCCGCTTGGCGGCGACGAGCGCCTCCACGTTGGGATAACCGAGAAGGTCGGGGTTGAGCGCCTGCTGGGTGCTGGGATCGTCCGGCATGTTCCGACATCCTTTCCGACTAGGGGTTCGCCCTTGTCGCGTCCTGTTGCGAGGCCTGACGGTCGAGTTCGTCGAGCCGCCGATTGTGCTCCGCCGCGGCGATTTCGTTGCTCCATACGGCGATCATCCATTCACAGTCTCGGATCATCGCCCGGAGCACTTCATCGTCCGTATCGAAGTCTGTGCCCTTGTACGCTGTCGTTCGTTCCGAACGAGACAGGCACAGGGCCTTTACTGCCTGCCGCCCACGGTTCGCGAGGGTCGGGTGCATCACGTCAGTCCAGCCGAGGGTCGCGAGGGTTATGCGAATCTTCTGGATCTGGTCGTCGTTGAGTGCCATCTAGTTCACCCCCGCCAGCTGCGGCATGAGGCCGGTGTTCCCCGTCTGCATGAGCCTGCCGAGGATTTCTGGGCTCAGTTGTTCGAGTGGCTGGCTGACGGTGTTCGCTACGGCCAGCGGGTCCTGCCCGGTGTCCTGTGCAAGCCGGTTGACACCCGGTACCTTGCTCACGAGCAATTCATCGACGTTCTTGAAGTCGAACAGGTCGAATGCCTGCCGCGCGAAGTTGCCCCAGTTCACCAACTGCAGCAATACCGGGTTCGCGCTCATCATCTGCAGCAGCGCCACAAGGTTCTGCTGCCGGACCGAGCGTCCCATCATCTGCGAAGCGCCCACCGCGCGGGCACGGTAGTCGGGCACGAGGTCATCGTAGTCGACCGTCTGGTTGATCCCCGCATAGGGCAGGCCCGTGAGCGGGTCGGTTGTGGCGAGACTGCCGAGGATCTGCATCTCGTGCGGCATCGACAGCCACAGGCGGTCCATCTTGCGGAAGGCGTCGGCCAGCGGCTCGATGAACCCAACCTCCGCAATCCGAGTTTCCATAGACAGGCGGGTGAGAGCGTTCTCCTGCCGTCCCATGAACCCACGAGCCGTCTCGCGTCCGGGGCCCGACTGGCCGAGAAGACTTTCCGTCTCCCCGGTGCCCAACTGCATCATCTGGAACAACTGGCCGATTTCGGTGTACGCGGCCTGCAATCCCTGCATGTTGGGTACGAGTGCCCGGATTTGCGACTCGTCCGCCGAGCCGTCAACGAGAATGATCCTGCCCGCACGGGTGAACAGGTGCTGCGTGTTGATGTTCGCGCTGTTTGATGCGACGTACATCGGGTCGATCAGGGAATCGAGCGCATCGAGTTTCTGGTTCGCGATCCGGTTCGCCGTCTGCTGCGGTCCGAATGCGATCTCCGTCTTCGCCACCCCGTCGAACGAGTACGGGTCCGGCATGGGCGAGTAGGAGACGAACATCTTCTGCGCGTTGCCCATCGGGCCTTCGCGGTTCTTCAGGATCACCCGGCCGTTACCGATGGCGATGCAGCGGAAGCGAATGCCGTCCGGGGCGAACTCCTCGGGGACGTACCCGTGCATCTCCCAGATTTCGACCGGCTTGGCGAACTGCTCGGAGGCCCGCGCCTGATAGTCGTACTCCGAACGGTAGGAGACTCGCCGCTGGGCGAACTCACCGGCGGCCTGACCCGAGAGTGGGAAACCTTTCAAGGCCTTTACGGCACCGGGATCGAAGTACGGGGAGGGGCTGTTGGCGTCGGCAAGCAGGTCATCGAGGTCAGCCCAGTAGCGGTGGATCGCCCACGCCATGTCCTGCAGGCGGTTCTTGCCTGGCTGCTGCCAGAAGTCGAGCCGGTCGACGGTTTCCCACGTCGGGCCGTCGAAGATCGTCGACATGGACTCGCGGACCACCGGGACCGCATAGCCGGGCGCGATCTGCTCAAGTTTTCGGATGCGGGTCTTCTCGGTGATGTTCTTCCAGCCGTACCGGGCAACGGCCGTTCCGCAAATGTCGGCCTGCAGGAAGAAATCGGCGGCCTTGAGGATGGAGTCGGCGTCCCGCATCTGGGCCGAGATCAGGACTTCGTTCTTTTTGGCACGAGGGGCGTCCTCGGGGGCGTATCCCTCGAACGATACAATGGGCCACGAGCCGAAGGAGGACTGGACCTTGCGCGCCACGTCCGACTGGATCATCGCGAACGTGAACGGAATGCTCACGTTGTTGCGGAACTGGGCCAGTCGTCCTCGCCAGACACCGCGATAGGTGTCGTACCACTGCTGCAACTTGGAGAACGTGCCATTGTTGTAGCGCAGCGAGTGCTGGCGGCGGGCATCGACGAGTTCAAGGATGCGCGCGGGGGAAACGCGCACCGCCGGGAGTTCCGTCGTGCCTTTGCCGGGGTATGGATCAGCCTGAGCCATCCTTGGCCCTCCTCGGACGGGACTTTATGTCGCAGTGCCCGAAGGTGCAAGAACCGTCTTGAGCCAACGGTCTCGAAAGATGGGCCAGTCCTTCCGCAGTTCGATCTCCGTCCGGTTGAGCTGGTTCGCCCCGAGGTTGTCCCAGATGACCCGGGGAGAACCCGAACCATCCCCGATCGTGTCGTGGACCCGGACTGCAGGGATTTTCAGGGCTCCCGCCAGCGTGATGGGGGCCGACCCAACGCCGATCATGCACCGGCTCCCAGCAATCAGTCGGGCGAGTTTCAGGAAGTCGCCGCCATCGTCGAAGGCGGTCCAGTTCGGGTAGGACGAAAGACCCACCTCCCGGTCCTCCGGGGAGCCGACGAACACGACTTCCTCGAATAGTTCGTGGACATCCTGCAGAATCGAGGAGAGGAACCGCCACATGGTCGGGGTGGAGCGGTTGTGGGGGTAGACGGACTTGCCGTGAATGACGAGCCGATTGGCAGGCGAGGAGTCGTCCACCGACAGGTACGGCATCTCGGCGAACACCTCGGGCGAGACCGAGATAGGCACCTTGCAGTCGTTCAGGCACTGCAGGCTGATCTGGCGAACGGGGAAGCCCCGCAGCCCGAGATGGTAGATCGTGTTCCCTGCGAACTCCGAGGTCTTGAGGTTCATGTGGAATGGCTGCCCGCCGCAGTTCCAGTTCTCCACGCCGGAAATGAGCTTCACCACCTTGATGCCCGGCTGCGCCTCGAACAACGGGACGAGCGGCTTACAGGTGTTCTCGTCCATCCACAGTTCCACGTTCTCGTCGTGCGTCTGGTCGATATAGTGATGGACCACGGGGAACTGCAGGATGGCATCGCCCATTTTTCCTGCAAAAGTAAAGACTGTACTCATGCGATTCTCCTTGTGCGACCGTGGCACCGGCTGCAAAGCCACTGGACTCGCTTCGGGTCCTTGTAATCCTCGTGGTGGGCCTCAATGCGCCTTCCGCTTTCGTGACAAAGCTCGCATTTATCGGGTTTCATCAGCCTCCCAGATCGCACAAGCGCCTTCACGACCCAATGCGCTCGGCGCCATTCTATTGGCGTGGCCTTGAGGCGATTTTTGGTCGCTTCTGGATTCGCTTGGTACTTGGCCGCCCCTCTGGCCCTACCGGATTCTGGGTCGGCCCAGTATTTCCTTCGGTCACTTTCTCGATTTATCCACCGAACTCGGTCCGGATGCGCCTTTTTCCAAGCGACCGAGTTAGCCATTGTACACGCCCGGCACCAAGCATCACGGTATCCAGTTCGTTTGTTTGTTCTAAATGCTACAAGCGGTGGCCTGCAACCGCACTTTGAACAAGGCCTAAAGTCATCACGGATTCGTGGCACTGCAAATGGCCTCCCGAAGTTTGGCGATGAGCCCACGGCGTTCAATGGCGATCCAGCGAAAGGCTTCTCGTGCGTCCGTGTGCGCCCGCAGCACGCGAAGCTGGAAGTCGGACGGCAGGCCATTCTTCTGCGGCTCCTCGGGATTCGGCATGATCCCGTAGTGGTCCATGCGGAACTCACCGGGGCTGGCGAAGGCAATCTGCGTGGCCTCCCCGACGATCTCCAGCGCGATGTCGTAATAGAACTGCGCCGTCCCGAGTGGCACGAACGCCCCGGCGACTTCGATCCACCTCCGGGTCAGCCACGGGAAGTCCATCCGATCCACGGTCCCCGAGTAGGGGGCGATGGCACCGATGCCGCCCTTGAACTCCCTGGCCCTCGCGAGCACCCACTGGTCCCAACCATGCGTGACGTAGGTGGAGTCGTCACAGGCGAGCCCGCAGGCTTCGTAGTCGGGGAAACGCCGGGCCAGTTCATTCAAGGCCGTACAGGCATCCGTTCGAGGCCCGACGATGACCGTGGCCCCGGTGATTTCGTCGTACATCTCGCGCTGGTCATCGTCGACGTACACGGCGATGTCGGCATGAGTGGCCGTCTGTTGGACGGATGCGATCATGTCCTTGAGCCATTCGGGGCGGTCGCGGGATGGGCACATCACGAGTACGCGGCCGTTCATTCGTCGATCCTGAGCCAGCAGTCGTTGTGAACATTACGCGCGGACTTCTTGTAGCCGAAGCCCTCAAGGTAGATGTCGATTGGTCCGACCTTGTCCCATACCTCCACGATCAGAACCTTCGGCTTCCAGCGTTCGATGTCGCAGCCTTTGAGCACATCGAGTTCGGTGCCCTCGCAATCGACGCACAGGATGTCCAATCGCGGCAGCTCCCAGCGGGCGGCGATTTCGTCGATGGTGCGGACCGGGACTTCGACCTGCTTCCACTTCGCGTCGCGCGCGTATAGCCAGCCCTCGACATCCTGGCGCTTAGTGGGGCTCAGGGATGAGAAGGCTTCCGGGTTCTGGGTGTTGATGTGGAAGGCCGCGGTCCCCGATTCCTTCCCCGCCGCGCACTTCTCGACGAACGCGCGGTGCTTCAAGAGCAGCGGGTAGAAGTCCGGGTTGGCCTCGACGGATACGATGGTCCAACCCATCGCTTCCAGCCCGTAGGTCGTGTTGATGCTGATGCCGTCCGAGGCGCCTACGTCGATCCCGCAACCCAAGTAGCCGCGCGGGAACTGGTCGGCGATCCACTGGGCGAGCGTACCGTTGTGCGGCCAGATCTTATGGCTCACGCAGCCAACTCTTTCCGCAACCGCTCGACGTAGACGGGCAGCTTGAGCGAGACGTACTCGAAGAACGCGCGGGCATCCTTGTCGCGAACGTTCTGGTTCGTGTGCTCCAGCCCCTCGTGCTGGACCGCGAACGAGTCCTGCGGGGCGTGGACGATGGCGGTCATCTCGCCGATCAGCCCGGTCAGGATAGGCCACGAGTAGTGGATCATGTCGGGGCAGGCGTAGAAGCCCAGCAGGTCGATCCACTCGCGCGAGACGAACGGCATGTCGACGTGGCCCCCGAGGTTGTGCCACGGGGAGACGACGACGAGCCGCTTGGGGAACGAGGCGAGCGCGGAGAACAGCCATTCGTCCCAGCGCCCGCTCACCATCGTCGTATCGTCGGTGATGAGCCCGTAGGCGGAGTAG